CTGTTCCTGGTGTTGCTCTTGGCGACATGGTGATTGGCGCATCTTTGGGTGTGGATTTGGTTGGTTTGACTGTTACTGGCTATGTCAGTGCGGCTAACACCGTCAAGTTCCGTATTCAGAACGAATCAACGGCAACTGTTGATTTGGCTTCTGCAACCCTGCGAATCGTGGTTGTTCGTCCAACCATCTAAAGGAGAGGGGGAGAAATCCCCCTTTTTTTATGGCTACATTCAAATGTCTTGCAAGTGGGAATCTGGTAAGTTTTACCTTGGATCACGACATTAAGACAATGGAAACGCATCCTGGGTATGTTCGTGTTGATGCTCCTAAGGAATCCATTGTGGCAAAAGAAGAGTCTTTGCCTGTTCCTAATCGGATCGTCATGGGGCATATCCCAGTTGTTACAAAACGTCCAGGTCGTCCTCGTAGGGTAGCGTTATGAGTGATATCGATGCTCGTGATTTTGGCAAGCTAGAGGCTCAGGTTGAGGCTCTGGAAAAAGAAGTTCATGCTTTGAGGACGGATGTCCGTGCCTTACTTGAACTGGCAAACCAATCAAAGGGTGGCCTTTGGGTCGGAATGGGCATTGCGTCAGTTCTTGGTGGCCTAGTCACCTTTGTGATGGGAAGGATGCTCAAATGAAAGCTGGTCTTCTCACTGGCGTTGTGTGTCCCATTGCCACACAAGATGTTAAGGTAAACCTTAAAAACCGTAATCATGCGTTTAAAGAGTATGGTTATGGCCCTCCTAATCCTAACGAACCCAATGATGCGTTTTGGCTCAAGAAGGCCAAGATGTATAACGCTCCCACAGACACAATCAAGGGCATGAGATGTGGCAACTGTGCCGCATTTATCCAGACTCCAAAGATGATGGAGTGCATTGTTTCTGGTTTGGAGAAAGATGAGAAAAAAGGTGAGTTGTCCTATGACGAGCAGTTTGTCAAGGCGGCTGATCTTGGGTATTGCGATTTATTCCAATTCACTTGTGCATCGGCCCGTACTTGTGATGCTTGGAAGTCTGGTGGGCCAATCACTAAGGATTAACCATGTCTTCTTTGACTACTCCAACTACCCTTTTGAGCGCAGTTACCGCAACTGGCGCATCTAAAGCCGTTCAGTGTGATGCTGGTGGCCCTGCCTTTTTGCAGGTAAACGGCATTACCTCTGCAACGGTTGCTCTGCAAGGCAGTATTGATGGCACGAACTGGTCAACCATTGGTACGGCTTTGACCGCTGATGGCCTGATTACCGTTGCCAACGCCCCTAAGTACCTCCGAGCCAATTGCACGGCCTATGTCTCTGGTACTGTGACCGCCAAAATTCTTTACTAAGGAAGCACCATGAAAAAAGCATCTGGCATGAAAAAAGTAGGTAAAGTAATGAAAGAGTACAAAGAAGGCACTCTTCATTCGGGTTCTAAGAAAGGCCCAGCCGTGACTTCTCGCAAACAGGCCATTGCCATTGCACTGTCTGAGGCTGGTATGTCAAAGCCCACCAAGAAGAAGATGAAATGAAGCAAAAGCCTATTTGGGAACAGAAACGACCAAAAAAGCTGGGTGAATCTAAGCCATTGACCCCTGCAAAGAAGGCTATGGCTAAGAAGATGGCTAAGGAGGCTGGTCGTCCTTATCCAAACATGGTTGACAACATCAGAGCCGCGAGGAAGAAATGAAGTCTCCAGCCTGGACTAGGAAAGAAGGACAAAATCCCAAAGGGGGCTTGAATGCTAAAGGTAGAGCCTCTTATAATGCGTCAACTGGTGGGGATTTGAAAGCACCAGTTAAATCTGGCGACAACCCTCGACGGGCCTCCTTCCTAGCAAGAATGGGCAATATGCCTGGGCCTGAGTTTAAAGATGGGAAGCCAACTAGACTTCTACTTTCTCTTAAAGCCTGGGGAGCGTCTTCAAAAGAAGATGCCCGTTCTAAAGCAAAAGCAATTTCTGCAAGGAACAAGGCTAAGAAATGAGGGAAATATCAGTAGGCAAGACAGTTGTGGGAGATGGGTCTACAACGACCGTCTACACAATTCCTAATGGCTATTATGCCAAGTGGAACCTTGCTTATTTGTTTAATTCCACTGGTAGCACAAAAACTGTCACTATGTCTTGGTATGACGCTAGTGCAAACACAACCTATGATGTTTTGAATGGTTATTCTTTGTCTTCCAAGGATTTCCTTAAGTTTGATGGCGGTGCTTACATTGTTTTGGAAGAAGGTGACAAAGTGACTTTTGCTCCTGAATCTGGGGCGACATTTACTATTCTTGTTACATTTGAATTGATTGGGAGCCAAAGAGCATGACTTACCTTGAACTGGTTAATGACATTTTGGTTCGTTTGCGCGAGGATGAAGTTGAGTCTGTTTCTCAGACTGACTATTCCAAGTTAATTGGCAAGTTTGTCAATGATGCCAAGCGTCAAGTTGAAGATTCTTATTCTTGGAATGTTCTGTCTACCACTGTGACTTTGACGACTGTTGCTGGTACGCATTCATATTCAATGACTGGCGCTGGTCAGAAGTTCCGAGTTGTTGATGCGATTAATGACACGCAAGACTTGACTCTGCGGAACATTCCTTTTGCCAACATGAATCGATTCCTAAATTTTGGAACGACTCAAACTGCGGCTCCAACCTACTATGCCTTCAATGGTGTAGATGGATCAAACGACACTAAGGTTGATGTGTATCCTGTGCCAGACAAGGCATATTCTTTGGTGTTTGATCTGATTGTTCCTCAGGATACTTTGTCTAGCAATTCAACTGAGTTGCTTGTTCCTTCTGAGTTGGTTATTCAGAATGCCTATGCTCGTGCATTGGTTGAGCGTGGTGAGGATGGTGGATTGAATTCTTCTGAAGCATATCAGTTGTATCGTTCGATGCTTGCTGATTACATTGCTTTGGAAAGCACTCGCTATCCTGAAGAAATGACTTTTGAGGCAATTTAATGGCTCAAGCAATTCAAACATTCAGCATTTCAGCCCCAGGTTTTTATGGGCTGAATACTCAAGATTCTCCTTTGGACTTGAGTGCTGGATTTGCTTTGACTGCAACAAACTGCATAATTGATCAGTATGGCAGGATTGGCTCTAGAAAAGGTTGGTCAAAGGTCAATTCTTCCTCTGGCAACCTTGGGTCAAACAATGTCACTGCAATCCATGAGTTGATTGGCAATGATGGAACTTCTACTGTATTGTTTGCTGGTAACAGCAAGCTATTCAAACTAGATGGGTCTAATTCCGTTGTTGAATTAACCTATGGTGGTGGTGGGACTGCTCCAACCATTAGCGCAAGCAATTGGAAGACTGCCACTCTCAACGGCAAGGCTTATTTCTTCCAAACTGGGCATGATCCGTTGGTTTATGATCCTGCTACCAGTACAACGACTTATCGTCGGATTACTGAGATGTCTGGTTATGTTGGGACTGTTCCCCAAGCTGACACTGTAATTGCGGCTTATGGTCGTTTGTGGGCGGCTAATACTGCATCTGACAAATACACTGTTTATTTCTCTGATTTGCTTAATGGTGCTGTTTGGTCAACTGGAACGGCTGGAACATTGGATATTTCTCGTGTTTGGCCCTCTGGTTCTGATGAGATTTCTGGTATTGCGGCGCACAATGGTTTTTTGATCATCTTTGGCAAATCGCAGATTCTTGTCTACCAGGGGGCCACCACTCCTGCGACGATCTCTTTGAGCGACACTGTTAGTGGCATTGGTTGCATTGCAAGGGATAGCATCCAGAACACTGGCACTGATGTGATTTTCCTGTCAAACAGTGGAGTTCGCTCGTTTTTGCGTACGATTCAAGAGAAGTCTGCTCCTTTGCGGGACTTGTCTAAGAATGTGCGTAATGACTTGATGGAGATTGTCAGTGGTGAAACCAAAGCAAACATCAAGTCTGTTTATTCCGAGTTGAATGCCTTCTATCTTCTGTCTTTGCCAAGTACAAAATCGGTTTATTGCTTTGACACTCGTGGGCAACTTCAAGATGGTTCTGCTCGTGTAACGATCTGGGACAGCATTGAGCCTAAGTCATTTTGCAAGAAGCTAGATGGCACTTTGCTAATTGGCAAGACTGGTTATGTTGGTCAGTATGGAACATACCAAGACAACACATCGTCTTATCGGATGGTGTACTTTACAAACCATGCAGACCTTGGAAATCCAAATCAAACATCCATTTTGAAGCGGTTGACAACCATTGTGATCGGTGGGAGCAATCAGTCTGTTGTGTTCAAGTGGGGATTTGATTTCAACGAAAACTACCGTTCTCAAAGTGTTCAGATTCCCACTCAAGGTGAGGAATACTACAACATAGCTGAGTATGGGATTGCTAAGTATTCGGACGGAATTGCATTGCAGACTTTGGTTGTTCATGCGACTGGTACTGGCAAGATTGTGCAGACTGGGTATGAATCTGACATTAATGGTTCTGCTTTGTCGATTCAGAAGATTGAAATCCAAGCCAAGAATGGCAAGATTACATAAGGAAACAAGATGAGTAACTACACAAAGGCCACAAACTTTGCAACCAAGGATGCTTTGTCTTCTGGCGATCCTTTGAAGATTGTCAAAGGCACTGAACTCAATACTGAGTTTGATGCAATTGCAACTGCCATTGCAACAAAGGCTGACACTGTTTCTCCAACTTTTACTGGTACTCCATCGTTGCCTACTGGTACTACTGGTGTTACTCAATCTGTTTCTGATGACAGCACTAAGTTGGCTACAACTGCCTTTGTGCAAGATGTTGCAGACGCGATCAAACAGGCATTATTTCCTGTTGGTAGTATTTATACAAACTCTTCTGTTTCCACCAATCCCGGTACTTTGCTTGGATTTGGTACTTGGACTGCATTTGGTGCTGGAAGAGTAATGGTTGGTATTGATTCTAGCAATTCATTATTTGACAGTGCAGAAGAAACTGGTGGTAGTGCAGATGCAATTGTTGTATCGCATACTCACACAGTTAATGATTCTGGTCACACTCATAATATTGGAACAGCCGTTTTTTCTACATCGACTAGTAGTAGTACAGGTTATGCGGCATATCCAGATGGTAATGGAACTCGTAATTTGCCTACTGTTTCTAATACAACTGGAATCTCTATTAATTCTTCTGGTAGCAGTGCAACAAATGCAAATTATCAGCCATATATTACTGTTTATATGTGGAAGAGGACTGCTTGATGGATGACTTGATCAAACATCATTTCTCTGATGGCTTGTATGCCAAGGAAACGCATATTCCTGAGGGGATGATGTTGATGCAACACATTCATGCCTACTCTCACATGAGTATTTTGGCAAAGGGGAAAGTTGTTTTCCTAAAAGGCGATGAGAAGATGATTATTGAAGCTCCAGCTTGCATTGAGATTTCTGCCGGAGAGCATCATGCTGTAAAGGCTTTGACAGATTGTGTTTGGTTTTGTATCCATGCCACTGACGAGAAAGACCCGTCAAAAGTGGATCAAGTTTTGATTAAGGAGAATTGATATGCCTTGGATTGGTGGTGCTATCGCTGGAGGTCTTGGACTGCTTGGAAGTTCTATGACAGCAGATGCAAGTAGGGGTGCGTCAGAACAGTCTGCTCAAGCTCAACTAGAAGCGGCTCGTTTGGCGGCTGAAGCGGCTAAGTTCCGTCCTGTTGGTGTGACCACTGGATTTGGTGCATCTCAGTTCCAATTCAGCCCTGAAGGCTATTTGACTGGTGCTGGATACCAACTATCTCCTGAGTTGCAAGCACAGCGCCAAAGGCTCATGGGCTTGGCTGGAATGGGTTTGACTCAGGCAGAACAAGCACAACAGGCTTATGCACCTTTGGGACAGGCGGCGCAGGGTTTGTTCAACTTGGGTCAGCAGTATCTTGTACAGAATCCTGAACAGGTTGCACAGCGTTATATGCAACAGCAACAGGCTTTGTTGGCTCCTGGTCGTGAACAGCAGTTGGCTAACTTGCAGAACCAGATGTTCCAAACTGGTAGGGGGGGATTGGCTGTTGGTGGTACTAGCGGTACTGGTGGTTCTGTGGCTCTAGGCGCTACAAACCCTGAACTGCAAGCGTATTACAACGCACTGGCACAGCAGGATGCTCAATTGGCGGCTCAGGCTCAACAGGCTGGTCAACAGCAACTGGCATTTGGTACTGGTTTGTTTGGTACTGGTGCTAATTTGCTTGGTGGTATGTATGGCGGTCAGGTTGCGGCTTTGTCGCCATATACGACCTATTTGGGTGGCGCTGGTAGCGTTGAAGAACTTGGTCAACAGGCTCTAAATCTTGGGTCAAACCTGGGTGGTCGTACTGCCGCCGCTGGTGCTAATGTCGGTCAATCTTTGTTGACTGGTGGCTTGAATGCGGCTAGGACTTTGCAAGCCTCTCAAGGCCAGAGTCCTTTTGGAACTTTCTTGACTAATGCCGCAAGTAGTCCGCAATTACAGGCTGGTTTGGGTAATTGGATGAGTGGTGGCATGGGTAATCCATTGCAAGCAAAATTTGCTCAAACATCATTGGGTCAATCTGGTTTTGGTACTGGATTGGCTTATGGGAATCAAGATTACGGATTGTTTATCTAAGGAGTAAACATGGCAACTGATATCGTTGGAAGTCTTTTTGGTATGACTCCTGAGAGTCTTGATGCGGCTCGTCAGCAACAAATGCGCGAACAGGCAATGGCCTATGCTCAGTTGACTCCTCAACAGCAGATCACCTATGGCGCTTCTCTTGCTGGGCAACAGTTTGGTCGATCTGTTGGTGGGTTGCTTGGCGCTCCAGATAAGCAAATGGAGAAGGTTAGTGCATTGAATGCACTTAGCCGTCAATTTGACATGACTACTCCTGAAGGAATTTTTCAGGCATCTAAAGCTGTACAACAAACATATCCAGATGTTGCTATGGTTTTGGTAAGCAAGGCTAATGAACTTAAGTTAAATCAACTTAAAACACAAAAAGAAGAACTTTCTGTTAATCAAGAGAAGAATCTTCGTGATGAATTGGCGGCTCTCGGCCCTAATGCAACAAACAACCAAATTTTGGCTACTGTTGTTAAGTATGGCTCTCCTGACAAAGTTCTTGCGGCATTGCAATTAACTGCTGACAAACAGGCGCAAAGAGAAAACGCACAAGCAATGCAAGAAGAGAGATTGAAATCACTTCAGGAACAAGCTCAAGCAAGAATTGATGCAAATATTCAAATTGCAAAAGATCGTGGTGCTACTCAAGTTCAAATTGCTCAAATGCAAATTGATGGGAGGAAGGCTGTTGCTGAAATGATGGCCTCTTTCAAACAACAGGCTATTGATGATAAGAAAGCAAAAGAGAATGAGCAAAGAGCTGGTGTGATTTCTTCATTTGATAGTGCAATTGATACATTAGATACTCTTGCAAAGCATCCAGGTAAAAGCTCTGCTGTTGGAATGACTGGGAAAATTATGTCTGCAATTCCTGGCACTAATGCCTCTGGATTTGCATCACAGCTTGAAACATTCAAGTCTCAAGTGTTTTTGCCACAAGTGCAGTCTCTGAAGGGTATGGGTGCTTTGTCTGATGCAGAAGGTAAGAAACTTACAGCATCTATTGGAGCATTGGATCAAAACATGACTCCAGCAGAGTTTGATGCTCAACTTGTAAAAATCAAAAACAGCTTGATGCAAGCTAGGGCAAGAGTTTCTGCATCAATGCCAAGTCAACCCGGAGTTGGAACTTCGCAAAACCCAATTGTTTTGAAATGAGGACATCATGCCTGTTTACCAGTATGAAGACAAGTTTTATGACCTTCCTGATGGACTGACAAACGAACAAGCAATTGCTCGTATTCAAGAGCATTTGGGGAAAGGAGCTACTGTTGCTCAACCTCAAACTCAACGCCAAGAATTAACTGCTGGACAAAAAGCATATCAATCTACTAGAGACATTTTGACTCCTACTGTTGAGGCTTTGGGAACTGTTGCTGGTGGTTTAATTGGAACTCCACTTGGGCCTTTGGGGACAGTTAGTGGTGCTGGTCTTGGTTATGGTATTTCAAAAGGAATACTGGAAAACATTGATATTGCTATGGGTGTTAAACAGCCAAGCAAAAGCATGTTAGAACCAGCGGCAGAAAGCCTTAAGAATGTTGCTGAAGGCGCAACTTACGAGGTTGGAGGTCGTGTTGTTGCTCCAATTATTGCAAAAGGAGTTGGAAAGGCAATTGATTTTCTGTCTCCTTATGTAAGTTCGGCAGAATTGAAAGCCGCAGAGATTGCAAGAGATGCTCTTGGGAAAGACCTTCCTGCTGTATTAGATAGATTGAAAAATGCAAGTCCAGGGGCAAGTGTTGCAGAAGTCACTGCATCTTTGGAAAATCCAACTTGGCAAGCATTGATTAAAAATGCTTTGGATCGTGATCCTCAATTTCTAAGAAAGATCAATCTTTTTGGGGAAGAAGAGTCTTTAAAAGCATTGTCTAAATTAGCTGGTGGTGGCAATGCGGCTGAGACACGCAAAATTTTTGAAAATGCAAAAACTGCATTGAATACAACTACTACCCCAATGCGAGAGGCGGCACTTAATCGTGCAAACTTGGGTAAGGCGGTTGCTGAATATGAGGCTCAGGCTGGTCAGTTGAGTTCTGAAGCATCTATGGAAGTTCAACGAGTTAGAGATTTGATTAAGGCTGGTAATTTGGCTGAAGCATCTGCTCGACTTGATTTGATCAAGCGTGGCTTGCCTGTTGGGTTTACTAAGTTTACTTATAAAGATGAACTTGCTCAAAAAGCATTTAATGAATGGTCTGATAAAGCCGCCCAAGCATCTCTTGATCTTGGTCAGGGTGCAAGATTTGCACAAGCTGCCGCAGATACTTTAAGAAGATATGGTATTAAGCCTCTAAATGGAGCAAAGATTGCAAATGACATTTCTAAAATTGCACAGAACCCATCTTTTGCTGGCGATGATGTTTTGATCGGCTCCGTTAATTCTGTTGCAGATGATATTGCAAAATGGACGAATAAAGATACTGGAGTTATTGATGGACAAGCATTAGAAGCAATTCGTAGAAACTCTGTTAATGCAGTAATTGAAAAACTTCGTCCTGGAATGGATGCAACATCTCAGCGCAATTTAGCGGCAAAAGTATTGTCTGAAATTAAACCGCTTATTGATGATGCAATTGAACAATCTGGTGGAGTTGGATGGAAAAAATACCTTCAAGAATACTCTCAAGGTATGCAGAAAATTGCAGAGCGCAAGCTGTCTGCCGAGGGTCTTCGACTATGGAAAACAAACAAAGATGATTTTGTCAAACTAGTGATGAATGAGTCTCCAGATAAAGTTGAAGAAATTCTTGGCCCTGGTCGTTACAACATTGCAACTGAATTGGCAAATGATACTTTGGCAACATTGAATCAATTGGCACAGAAAAGATTGACTCAGATTTCTGTTGCAGAGCAAGCATCAGAAGGACAAAAAGCATTGTCTGAACTTGTTAAACAACAGACTTCTGTTATTAGATTGCCATCTTTCCTTAGTTTTTGGGCATCTGCTGGAAACAAGGCAATTTCAGAACTAGAGAAGGCTGTTGGCAAAGGGACAATGGATGCCATCACTCAGGCTATGAAGTCTCCTGAAGGAACTCGTAATCTGCTTGAAAAACTTCCTGCTGTTGAAAGATACAAAGTGTTGAATTTGTTGTCAAACCCATCTCAATGGAGTTCAAAAGCTGGATTGACTGGAACTGCTGGTCTTCGTGAAGTAACGAAAGCGTCCACAAAAGAGGAGTAAACGATTGACCCATTCACCATACTTGCGTTGGCAAGAGGGGCAGTTTCCGCAATTAAGCAGGGTTGCGACCTCTACAACCAATTCAAAGGCGAGGTTGTCCAAGCTCAAAAAACCATTGGTGAAGCGAAAAAGATTGTCAGGGAGGTTGGTGGTTTCCTGGGGTTTTTCAAGCGCAAGGTTGAGGTTCATGTCGATGACGAACCTGTTGTGCAAAAAGGGCGTAAACAGGTTGTTTTTGATGAGGCGCAGGTTAGAAAAGACATCTCCGACAACCTTGTAAAGTTTTTCAAGTCACTTGAGCAACTAAAAGCACATATTGCAGAAGAGGAAGAGAAATCGCAAAACATCTATGACCCTGACCAAAACATGATGGAGTCTGCTTTGCACAGGGTTTTGGCGATGGATGAGATGGAGAAGTTGCAGTATGAGATTCGACAGGTGATGGTGTATCAGACTCCAGGCATGGGGGATTTGTACACCAGAGTGATTAGGATGGTTGGTGTCATATCCGAGGAACAAGAGTTCGCTAGGATGCAAAAGGTCAAGAAAGAGCGAGAAGCGGCATGGCAACGAAAACGAGTAAAGGAAATGCTGGTAGATCGTCTGCTTATAGTGGCAATGGCTATTCTCGTGGGAGCGTATCTGGCGGGGATTTGGTATCTGATAGTGAAAGATCGGGAGATTCGTTGGGGTTTCTAATCAACATCATTTCTCTGTTTGTAATTGTTTTGTTAGTGGCTGTAATGTCTCTGATATACATTGACATACTTACTACAAAACACGAGGTTCGTGAACAGGTGCAAGCAATGGATAGGCTAAGGAAAGAAGTTGAAAAATCAAAATCAGAAGGTGAAAAACTGCAATGAGAGTTTATGTTTTCTTGGTAACTTTACTAATTTCACTAACTTCAGTTGGATGTAGTGATAGGTTTCGTTATCCATGTCAAGACCCGTCAAACTGGGATAAGTCAGACTGCAAGAAGCCACAGTGTGCAGTCACATCAACTTGCCCAGACCAACTAACCCGTCCAGAAGATCGTAAGGAGGATTGAAATGACCAAATCACCAGAACAACTTGATGCGCTCTTGCGCTTTGTGATTGGCATTGTGTTCAGTTTGACCGTGTTTGGCATGGTGATCCTGAGCCTGTACTCGGTGATTTTTGTCACTCAGCCAATGAATGCGATTGCACCTGCTGACAAGAATTTTTTTTACCTCTTGAACGACATGAGCAAATACATCCTTGGATCGCTAGCGACTCTTCTGGCAATCAAGGGGAAAGATGTTTTGAGCGACAAGGCTCCAGCGCCTGCGCCTGAAGAACCAAAGGAGAAAAAAGATGATTCCAATCCCAGCGTTGCTTGATGTAGGTTCCAAGATTCTTGATCGGGTTTTGCCTAATGAGGCGGCTAAATCTGAGGCTATGGCAAAGCTCAAGCAGATTGAGCAAGAGGGCAAGATTGCTGAGTTAAATGTTGATTTGGAAGCCTATAAGACCGAACAGAATAATTTGACTGAGCGGTTGAAGGCAGACATGTCTAGTGATTCGTGGCTGTCTAAGAACATTCGTCCAATGACGCTTGTTGCTATTCTTGTTGGCTACTTTACCTTTGCCATGATGTCGGCCTTTGATTTGGAGACAAATCAAGCGTATGTAGAACTGCTTGGGCAATGGGGCATGTTAATCATGTCATTCTATTTTGGTGGCAGGACTCTTGAAAAAATCATTGATATGAAGAAAGGCAAATGATGCAACTCTCAAACAACTTTAGCCTGACCGAGATGGTCAAATCGGAAACCGCCCTGCGCCATGGCATGGAGAACACTCCTGGTGATGCAGAGATTGCAAACCTCAAAGTGCTGTGCGAAAAGGTGTTGCAACCAGTTCGTGACCACTATGGCAAGGGTGTCAAGGTGAACTCTGGCTTCCGTCACCCGGAGGTCAATGCCGCTGTTGGAGGCTCCAAGACCAGCGACCATTGCAAGGGTCAGGCCGCTGATATTGAGATTCCTGGTGTTGCCAATGCTGAATTGGCAAAGTGGATTGCCGAAAATCTGGACTTCACTCAGGTGATCCTTGAGTTCTACA